TTCAAAATCGCAAGGTAGCTATCCTTGCTTTCGGACTGATACCGAAGTATGCATTTTTCTGATTCCAGCTCGTCCAACCAGCCGTCAATCTTCTTTCCTGCGTCGATGTCATACGGAAAAAGAAGGCTCGCGAGCATTCGTGAATTTCCTCGAAGCCTCCCCGAATCGTCTGCGATGGTCCAAAGCAGGATGAAACAAAGCCTAGCTTCGCGGGACACTCGACCCATACTCTCGCTCTGCGGGAACTCAGGCTTGATCGTCCTGATTCTAGCCATGATTGCGTCCTTGCGTGAAAAATCCCCCGACGGCATACGGTTGCAAGCCCTGGCGCGAGTACGCACCAAAAGATACCGTCGGGGGAATTGTTTCTTTTTCGTCGGGCTTGCAACCTGACGCAATCATTACAACCATTGTTGAATCCTTTGGAATCCGCTGTTTAGCCGTTTTTTCTGTACCGTCCAGCTCGAATCGAATAGATGTACTCGACGTTGCATTTAAGCTCATCAGCCCATGATTGAGCCGTTCGGTCTTTGCGTTTAATTAGCTCGACCGTAGCCGATGGAATCTTGCACCTTGGGCTACGTTCGCCGCATCCATCCTTGCCAAGTACATGCCTGCAATGATCGATGTTTTGTTGTAGCGTTACCCACTCAAGATTTTCGATGCGGTTATTTTGCTTGTTGCCGTCTTTGTGGTTAATCTGCAAATCGCTCGGACCGAGAAAAGCCTCTGCAATTAGCCTGTGAACCAAAAAGCTTTTCGGTTGCTTCGGGCTTGATCCATCATAAAGCGATACAGTTAAATAGCCCTTGCTGTTCCTGCCGCCGCGCAGCACCTTGCCCGTCACCGCGTTGATGATATCGCCGCCTTCGGTCGCTATGTACCGATCGTGATAGATTAGCTTGTTCATCATTTCGCCCCCAGTAAAACTACCAGACAATCTAGCCGCCGTGTTTTTCGAGTAAGCCATTAGCCTCAACAAAAGCCTGATCCGCTTCGTCGAGGTACTGCCGCCGTGTTGAGGACTCCGCGTAGGTCAGCACCTTCCTCAATACCTCCAGCAACCTTGGAGCGTCGGCCATAAGTTCGGCGTTGGCGTCTTCGTTTGTCTCATTCCAAAACGCGAGCGTCGCTATGTTTTCTTCGCCTGCTTTGATGCGAAAAATACCGCAGTCTTTATGCGGTTCGGCCACCCACGGCCCCGGAGTGAATTTCGATTCTGCCATCATATTTCCTTTCGAGTTAAAACCGCCCCACTCGGAGCGTAAAAGAGTCGCCCGCCCTCTCGAACGAGCGACCCTGGGGCAAACGGCGGAAGTTTCAACGCCACTTGCCAACGGTTGATAGGGTCGATGAACCCGGCTCGTACCGCGCACCAGTCTGAGGAAATTCCTCTTGGCAGGATTCTTGCTGAGTAGATAGCAAGCACCTTTGCCTAGGCTGACCAGCCTCTTTGGGTCTAGCGGTCGAGTTCGTCTAATGCGAAAAGCATATCTTGATTTTCGCTTGGCCTCTCGATCGAAAGAGCCTCAAGGTTCTTGACGGCTTGCCGGTAGTAACTCGGCTTAAGTTCGCACCCTATACCGCGACGACCAAGCGATACAGCGCCGTACACTTCAGACCCTACGCCCATGAACGGAGTCAAGACAATCTCATTAGGGTTTGACCACATTTCAACCGCTCTCTCAATAACGTCGAGCTGTAACGGGTGGACGTGCTTTTCGTCCTCAAGGTCTCTCGATTCTTCGATATTCAAAACGCGATCGATCCTAATATCCATCCAAACCGACGAAGCGTACTGCCGCCAAATCCACTGCGAATAAGAGTTTGTTTTTTGATCGCCAACCATACCTCGAAGGTGCTTAATGTCGTCTGGCATTTTGTTTTCGCCTGCGTAGTCAAGTATGCCGTTTTCCTTTATCACCGGCATTTTGTTTTCACCCCTTTTGCGAAACATCAAAAGATAGTCAGCGTTAGCAATAGAGCATCGAGTAGTGTCCTCGCAAAATGTTTTGTGGTGCAACGATTTCATCATAGTGCGATTGCGAACCATTAGCGGTTCTTTCCAAATCATTCTTCTGCCTCCGTAGTCGAACCCTCGTTCGAGATGCCTGCGAATTATCTCCCCTGGCAAATCGTACATTGCATCGCACCCCGCGTTACTAAGCGGAATATCCATGCAGTGAACCGCCGATATTCTTCCGGGTTGCGTCAGCCTAGATATTTCATCGATGCAATATCCGTAATGAACAAAGAACTCGTCTTTGTCGATCGCGTTAGACATGTCTCTCGCGTCGCTCGAATAGGTGTATAGACCTGCGAACGGTGGAGAGTAAACCGACAGCCCGATTGATTCACCGGGAAGCTGTCTCATGACCTCGACGCAATCGCCGTTGTAAACCGCAAATTGATCCGTGATTTTTGAATCGCTTATAGCCATGTTGGAACCTCAACTTTCTTAGTGTAAATGTCTTTTCTTTCAACTTTTTGAGCGTTGGTCATTTCCTTTACCAGAACCTCAAACATCTTTTTTGCTTGCTCTGCTTTGCGTCGCATGTTAGCCAAAACAAGCTCTTCGCCTTCGGTCGCCACAACGTCGAGCGTCACCGCTCGCTTTTGGCCAAACCGATAGCACCTCCTGACGCTCTGGTAGTATTGCTCATAGGAGTGACTAGCAAACGTAACAACGTGATTGCAGTGCTGCCAATTTAGCCCCCATGCACCGATTTTCGGCTTAATAATCAGAACGCGAAGCTGCTCACTCTCAAAAGCCTCGTATAGCTCAACCTTGCGATCATCGGGAGTCCTTCCTGCAACCTGACTAGCGCCAGGAATGATTCGCTCTAGCAAGTCTCCTTCGTCGTTGGTTTGGCACCAGACAACTGCTGGCCGGTCGTGACTGACTAGGCTTGCCACAAATTCGCATCGTTCTACCAATGTTCGCTTGCGCTCTTCTCGCTCTGCACCTAGCCCTCTTGCTGGAACATGCAAAAGGAAACCCGGCGGTGGCGTGCTGGCCCTTACAATATGATCCCGCTCGATCAACTCAGGCAGGATAAACTTTCTGTCGTCAAAACCCAGGTCACTCGGCATCCTGCAAGCTCTCGCCCAGGAAGCTACCCATCGCCAAAACTGCTCTACAGCATGGTTTTTTAGCCGCCACTGCCCGATAGTCTGAGCAACGCGAAAAGCTAATTTTCCGTAGTAGTTTGAATCTTGCGCGATAAGCTTTTCGGCCTCGATTTGCTGCTTCGTTTCTTTTTTTTGCCCCTTGTCGTCAAGTTGCCGAAAGAATCTTCGAAGCATGTCTGAATGCGACAGCTCTCCAAGTGCCTCGCTAGAAGTTCCGAGTTCAACGTAATCGTTTGGGGCTGCTGTCGCTGTGCAAAGCAAGCGGTAAGGCATCTTGAGCGTGAACCTAGTGATTTGCTTCCTGGTTTCGCCGCCAACAGATTTCAGGATGCTAGATTCATCACAGACAAACCCAGTAAAATCACTAGAGTCAAACAAGTGCAGCCTGTCATAGTTCGTCACCACAATCTTAGACTCAAGCTCCCCTGCTTTGCTTCGCTTGGCGTCAACGCCGAACTTTTCTGCCTCGCGTTCTGTTTGCTGTGCAACCGCAAGAGGCGTGACGATCAAAACCCGCTTGTTGGTATGCTCAACAATTTTTTTAGCCCAAGTAAGCTGCATAGCTGTTTTGCCGAGACCGCAATCTGCGAAGATCGCCGCTTTACCCTTTCGTAGCGCCCACTCCACCAAGAAGGCTTGAAAGTCATACAGGTAATCCGGCATGGAACCAGGGTCAAATCCGTGATCTCCTCCCATCTGCGATTTTGATTCAATAAACTCATCGTACTTCATCTATCTACCTCCAGAGAATTAAAACTTAAAACTTCCACCTAGCCGAAACGATTTCGACCAGGACAAAAACCGACGCTGTAAAAAGTGCCGCAAGGACGACGGTAGCCAAGTACGATCCGTCGAGCCTGTCTAGCTTCCGCTCGATCCGG